TGAATCGTGTCTTCAGTAGCTTCGCCAACGCCGATTCGTCGAACTGCATCGGGTTGATTGGGGGCTGTGCCGTGTTTTGGGCAGGTTTCGCTTCCTGTGTATTCGTCGGGATGTCCATGCTTTTTGACCCTGCAAGCCGGGTATGCTGCGCCAGGGTTATTTAAGGCCAACCAAGAAGCCGTTGTTTGAGTGAGAGCCTAGAATTGACCGGAAGTCAACTCCCTCCCGTTTCTTAACGCACTGATTTGTGCGATGAGATCCTTGATCGCGGCTGCCCGGCCTGAGTTGTAGGCACGGTCCTCCGCAGAAAGTGATGGGATGATGGCGTTGTGCACCTCATCCCGCAGCGTGTCGTCGATGAGTTGGCCCATAGCCTTGAGCACCGGGTGCTCCTCGGATACGGAGAGGGCCTCCGAGAGTTGTTCGTCGGTCAGTTTCATTGGACTCCAAGTCGGCCGGTGATGGCGTTCTGCTGCTGTTGGACGCTGAACTGCAGGTTCTCAATGTATTTTTGCAGGTTGGCCTGAAAGAGCGGGTCCTGCTGGAGCTGGGCCTGATATTTTGGGTTGGATTGCAGGACCTGTTGGCTGAATTGCAGGCGCATGGGTGCGGTGGGGTCGTTCTCCCGGAGTTGGGGAGGATTACCGAGCGACATGAGCGCGATCTCGTCGTTGGTCTCGTTGAACATCTTCTGCGCGGCCGGGCCCTGCTGCATGACCAGCTCGCTGGCGAGGTTGGGGTCGATGGCCCGGAGGGCGACACTGATGAGCTTGGCACGGTCGATGACGCCGGCGGTGTCGAGGGGCAGGACGAGGGTGCTGATGGCCTTGAGCTTCTCGGTCACGAGGTCGGTGGACAGCTCGCGGATGTCGAATTTAAGCATCACGTCGAAGTCCTGAATGTCGGGAGGCAGCGGGGTGGCCGAGGCCGTGATGCGCTGGATCTCGGCGGGGCCGACGTACTGGAGCGTGAGGGATAGGACCTGGCGGAAAGCCTCGGTCCAGCCGTGCAGCCAGTTGTTGATCAGGCGCTGCTGGCGCATCTGGGTGATGACCGGGGGGACCTTCTCGGTCGGGCGGCCGAAGTAGCGGTCGGTCTGGGCCTCGATGGCCGCGATCAGTTGGAAGGCAACACCGGGCTCGCGGGCGGGCGGTGCTAGGAATCCGATCTCGCCGCGGCGCAGCACCGGGATCTGGATGGCGGGGCCGATCTTCAGGTTGCCGCCGCGGGTTTTGGGGACCTCAATGGGCGGGAGCGTGGCGAGGGACGTGTAGTCGAAGATGGAGTCGCGCTGGGCCTTGACCTCGTGCTGCCAGGTGGAACAGACCTCGGGCACGCCGCGGCTCTCGGTGATCTGGCGGTGGATCAGCTCGGAGCGCCAGATAACGAAAGGATACTGGCCGTGCGTGTAGTCCAGCAGGTCGAAGTAGCCCCACTTGTCGCCGACCTGGGGGCTGAAGACGGTGTAGAACACGCCCGGGATACCGTCGGAGTCGATTGACTTTTGGTAGGCGTAGACCACTTCGATCAGGTTTTCGCGGTCGAGGATGGAGTTTTCGGCAAGGCCGACGGCTGCGTAGGTGTAGGCGGAGTAGTCCGAGAAACGGCCCATCGTGTTGATGGCTTCTTGAGCCCACTCGGCGTCCCAGTCCTCGGTCTCGACCTTGTTCAGGAGTTGGGCCTCGGTCATGTAGTAGCGGCGGAAGACAACCCGGGCGGACTGGATGTCGGTGGTCTCGGGCGGGAAGACCAGCTCGTCGTAGGGTGCCAGGGCAGCGACCATGGGCTTGTTGCTGACCATGGTGGGGATGGGGAAGTCGCACTCGCCCTCGGTGCGCAGGTCGCGGATGGCCTTGAGCGCCCGGCGCTTGCGCAGGTTGGGGAAGGCGGCGAGCAGGAGCTCCGCGGATTGGTCGTCGGCCTCGGGGTTAGCGATGAGATTGGGCAGGTCGGCCAGGATGGAGCCCTCGGGCGACTGGGCTGCCAAGGCCATGATCTGGTCCATAGTCAGGTACTGCTCCTTCTGCCCCATCTCCTGCTGCCAGGTGACATGGACGCCGGCCCAGCCGTAGGTCCAGAGGTACTGCGAGAGTAGTTCAACCTCGCGGGTGAGGTCGTTGTACATCCGGGAGTTGACCGTCCAGTCCATCAGGTTGTGCGCGGTGACCGCCTGGTCGAGCTGGCTGATGTTGGTGGGCGACACGCGGAGCATCGAGCGCCAGAAAGAGGTGGAACAGAGGTCGACGAGGCCGTTGATCACCTCGTCGGCCAGCGGGATGCGCGTGTCGGAGGCACCGTCCCAGGGGAAGGCCGGCTTGTTGCGGTTGGCATCGTTGTTCTTCTTGCCGTCGTCGGTCTGCCCAGGCCAGCGGCAGTAGCGCACATTCTCGGCATTCTCGACCCGGGCGAAGACGCCGTAGTCGGTGGCCGAGCGCCGCAGCTCCTCGGTCAATGCCGGTACATTGGGCTCGTCGCCGACCCGTGCCATCACGTCGGTTGCTTGCTTGTAGGAATCTCCTTGCATAGTGAAATGGTTTAGTATCCGCCGCCGCCGCGACAATCAAAGCCCCCGCGGCCTACGAACGCAAGACTTGAGACCAAAAGCATCCCCAGGCAGTCGATGGGATCTTTAGTGCAGCCCTTCTGCCCGTCGCGGCCGGTGTGCTCGGAGAGTGCGTAGGTAAGGTTGGTGCAGGTGTCGGTGATGTAGAGCGAGGGCTCGTTGAGCGCGGTGAGGGGCTGGGTGGCGTCGTAGGAGAGGAGGCTATTGATGGCGGATGTGCGCTGGTCGACGGGCACGCCGGGTGCGGGAATGAAGGCCATGCCATCGTCGGTGGGGTCGTCGGATTCGGCTAGGAGGTCGATGAGGGTCGTGCCGCCGGCCTCGGAGAGCGCTGGAGAACCTCCGGCCTTGGGGTCGATCAGGCGCATGACGGGCTCGCCGTAGCCGAGTTCTGACTCGATTTGGCGGAAGAGCTTGCGGTACTCGGAGATGGAACGGCCGGCGTCTAGGGTTTGGGCGGGACCGAACTTGCCATCGGGTTTTTCGGAGGGCAGCGCCCACTCGCCGTAGTTGGCAAAGTCGGGGAATTCACGGACCACGATGCGCTTGCCGTCCTCGTAGACCAGGAGCCACAGGCAGAACCAATTGCGGGCTCCGGCAGGGTCGCAGACCATGTACAGGGTGCCGCCGGGTGGCACCTTGGAGGCCGGGATGCAGTGGATATCGGGGCGGAAACGGGCGAAGGCCTTGCCGATGTTGTCCGAGGCCCAGCCGTAGGCCCGGGTCAGGATCTGGCCCATAGGCGAGGTGACCAGCTTGGACTTCATCTCGTCGAAGGGGTTGTACGGGTTGTCCTCCGAGAAGAAGAACACGGTGCGCCGGTTGGTCTGGGGCTGCACCATGGTGCGGGCGGACTTACCCATGGGCCAGGTGGGCAGCGCCTGCTTGCCTTTGATGAGCTCGGCGTCGTCAAAGCGGGTGATTGCGGAGCCGGCGGTGAACTCCTTGTAGACACTGGCGACACCTTCGAGGGGTGTTTGGGTGACCAGGAGCTTGCCGCGGCGGGTGATCAGGCGGTAGCGCAGTGTGTCCACCCAGGATTGGGGCACGAGCTCGTCGCACCAGATCATGTCGGCCTCGCGGCCCTCGATGGTGTTCTCGCTCTGCGTGTAGTTCAGGAAGTCGCAGCGGGAGCCGTTGGGTAGGATGAATGATCCGTCGGTGAAGCCATTTTTGCGGGAGTAGTTCAGGTAGTGGATGCGGCCCTTCTTGGTCGCCCGGAGTGCGACGGGCAGGTAGTTGTAGATCGCGGGCTGTTGCACAGTGACCGAGGTGGCGTGGGAGGTGTGGCAGCAGAGAACCGATGCGTTCTCCTTCTCGAGGAGGGTTTGAACCACGCGGCGGGCGGCCCAGAGGGTTTTACCGGCGCGGTTGCCGCCGGAGATTAAGAGCTCCTGGGTGAGCAAATACTCGGTGTTGGCGATCTCCCAGTGATCCGGGATGTAGCCGTAGGTGTAGGGGTCGGCCTTCTCGAGGAGCACGAGCTGGGTGCGCTTCTGCTTGAGCTCGAGGGCGCGGGGGTGCGAGGCGTCGACCTTGGGGATGACGGGGTGCTGCGGTTGCTCGTTCCACCAAGCGGTGTTGCAGGCCTCGGTGCAGAAGCGTTTCTGCTTGGGGCCTTCGCGCTGCTTGATGATCTCGAAGGGCTTGGAGCAGGTGAGGCAGAGTGGTTGGCTCATTTATCAATATTTTTCGTTTTAGAGAACCCGTCGACTTTTACCGTCGCCGCGGATTGCCCGACCCCCTCCCCCGGGGGCCCGGGCGGCCTGGTGTCTGCCTTGTGTAACGGGGTAGGACATTGGGTCTGCCGAGTGGGGCAAAAGTGCGTTTCGATCAATGTTTGCAGGGGTTTGCTGCGTGTTTGCGTTGCGAAGTGAATATAACTGCTATTGTACAAGAAAACGCTGAAACAGGCCTGAAGTCGTGGTTTTCGATGACGCTTCTGCGGTAGGGGTAGGACATTTCGGGCCACTACCTAAACCAGGTCGGGCGTCTGCTCGTCGTTCACGGGGGTCACATTGCGCTCTTTCAGGTCCTTCATCAGGTCGCGGTGGCTGACACTGGCTGTCATGGCGAGGTGAATTGAGGTAGGTTGACCCTTAATTACAGAAAGTTTGTCGGTTAGCACAGCGACCGCTACGGGTAAGCCCCTATCATCTATCAAGTTAATAGAGGATTCAGCCAGTCGCTTGGTGCCTTTCCAGATCGCAACCTCCAAAAACCCGGTCACGTCTTTCCGCCAGTCCTCCTCGTTTTCTGGATAGTCTACCGGGACCTTAACTCCTCGGATCAGCTTAAACGTAGTGGTGGGGCCAAGTCCGGTCTCTTCCGCAATCTTATCAATCGACTTGTTCTCCAGGATACCAGCGACGACAGCGTCTGCTTTCTCTTGGGTCAGCTTGTTGTTGAAGTGTTGGCCGGGGTGGTGTGTTTTGACGTACCCAAGCTCTTTGACTGCGTTGAAGACCTTCTCCTGCGTTGCCTGGGGGATCTCGGTGTTACCTGACAGCACTCGCTGCGTGTACAGGTAATTGACTCCAGCGGCCTTGGCGACGTCCTCGAGACTCGGCCTCTTCTTTGGTTTCTCACCCGGCATAAGGCGCAAAGCTAAAGGGGAACTCTCCCCAGTGGTTGAGTTGCTTACGGGGCTTCATCGAGAGGTGCTTCACTCCGGCCAGGGTCATCCTGACTGCGGCAGCGTAATCCTCACTGAGATACTCGAGTTTGCCAGGCATGGATTCCATGGCCAGTGGCATCCACAGGGTCGGGAAGCGTTCGACGCGCACATCCTCGCACCAGTCGATCCTGTACGGGCTCTGCACTCCTGACCCTTCCAGCGCATCAAGTGTCGCCAGAAGGCATTTACGGGGGATTGCGAGGCATCCCGATGCGAACATGGTGATGGGCACCAGCTCCGCTGCGCACTCAGCGTCATTCACCTGATGCTTGAGGGCCTGCAGGTGCTCTGCTTTGGGGCGTAGGGCTGGCCTGGGTGGAAGTGTTCTGCACGGGTATGGTATGCACACGGTAGCCTGGTGCTGATGGGCCAGCTCTGCCATACGGATGACGTCGGCCGCGGTGAACTCAATGTCGTGGTCCAGTTGAATCCAGACGTCCTTGCCGCTGTCGAGAAACCACTTGGTCGCACGGCAACGGCTGCGGGATATCAGGGCATCCTCCCGGATGGTGCGCAGATCGGTCTGCCTGTCTGAACGGGCGAACGTGGCCGTCAGGTCTACCCAGGACATCATGCAGGCTGCGCTGATGCCACCGTATGCGTACAGCGAGACATGGATCGACGGCCTGGTGCCTGCCTGGGTCGGTTGCTCTGTTGGATCTTCCATCTGCGGGGATTCTGCCTTTGTTGTGGTCATGGTTCAATGTCCTTCCGTTGGCTTGCGAGGTAGAGTTCATGCCCCTTGCTGATCAGGTAGACTACGCTGCCTCGGGGCACTTGGCAGGCTGTGGCGACGTCGTTGAGAGACAGGCCGCGGTCACGCAGGATGTAGGCCTTACGGGCTAGGTCCGGCGTGTGGCGCTGCTCGGTAAATTCCGGTTCAACCTGTATCACCGGGTCCGGTGTACCGTCCTCCTTGAACGCCATGTCCTTGGGGTACGACAGCCAGCCACGCTGCACTCCTATTTTCACAAGGTGCGGTGCCTCCATTAGTAGTTTAGTTGTGTTTGTTACTATCATAACAGTGATATGTCTAGTGGTGTAGCGGGCAAGTGCTGCCTACCCTTGCCGCTTTTATCTCCTATAAGCTGAAATATGCGTTGTCTATGTGCCTTGCCGCTGGCGCCGGGGTGGATAACGCAACCAAACCTCCCGTCTGCCTGGATGACGAGATGGTTGCGTTGTTTGTCCCCTCCTTCCTCGGCACAGGCTGGGCATTGCCCGATCAATTTCGAGCCAATTTTACGCAGGCCTACCGCTGTCAAGCACTGTCTAGTGTTTGGGACGGATGGGACGGCATTTTCCAACTTCGTTTCTACTTTGAACACAGTTTTGCTACCTTTACTCATCTTGCACCGAGTTGAGAAGTGCCGTCCTCCGTCCCAAACGCTTGACAACGCTTGACAGCTCAAGCCATTTCCGACGAGGTCAAGACCACTTTCATGTAGCCTCGCGCCTGTTGTTGCTGACCGTCACTGCGGTGAATGTGGTTCGACGGGATGGCCTGGTGTATCTCCAGCATCAGTTCCGCTGCCCGGCGCTGGAAGCGCTTGTCCGGTTCAGGCCCCCATTCCTTGTTGCTGCACATGGCCATATAGGCAGCATACAGCTCCTCGCTAGTAATACTATCCGATGACATACTACTAGCACGGACATGGTTCACAATAAAGTATCTCACACTATCACTTTCGCTCAATAAGTTGTCTATCATACCGCGCTGCCTGTCGCTGACCGGAAACGGCCTACCGGCCTGCATCACCCGGCACAAGTCCTCCGCGCCCTCTAGGAACCAGTTTAATATCCCGCTGCCTTCACGCTCAATCATCACGTCGTGATAGTTGGGGATCACCTTCTCCGGTTTGGGCTGACTGAAGTCGAGCAGCAGCAGCCGTCTCGACCACGCGCCGAGGTCACCCTGCACGTTGACCTTCAGCCGGCTATTGGCCGTCACGATGACGTTCCAGTCGCCGACCACGGCCTTGGCACCGCTCTTGCCCTTGAACTCGACGGCCAGCCTGTCGCCGCCGGTCAGCGCCTTCAGGAACTGGCTCTCCTCGCAGGACAGGAAGTCCGGCGGCACATCGCTACCGATCAACAGCGTCCGGTCATGGAAGTTGCCCAGTTCAAACCGGCTGCCCAAGTGATTCGTTCTCAGCTCGCTGCAGTTCTCATCGCCGACCAGCCGCCGCACCAGCCCGGCCACCGTGCTCTTCCCGCCGCCACCGGTTCCGGTCAGCAGCAGAATCACCTGCGGCCTGTTCCGCTGCAGCAGCGCCAGGCCGCCCCATCTCTGCAGCAGCACCTGATCCTCGCGCTCGGGCAGCGCATGATCCAGGAATGCCTGCCACATCCCGCTGCCGGCACCCTGTACATACCTTACCGGCGTCTGGTTCCTCGACATCCACTCCGGGCCGAACCCGTGCATCGCATAGGGCACGCTTCTCAGGTCCACCATCACATTGCTGCAGTGCACCACGCTGTCGGGCCTTGAGAACGGATTGCGCTCGACCTGCAGCGCCCCAATCAGATCGACCACCTGATCCGCGAAGCTCACGGTCAGTCGCGTCAGGAGCGCCGGCAGCCGCGGATCCTCTGTCGATGCCATCTGGTCCAACAGAACGCGCCTGGCGGTCTCCAGGACGCGCTGCTGCATCTCCTCGCGGCTCATGGATATCCAGATCCCCCGATCCGCGGCATACCAGTAGTGCTGCCCGGTCTGGGCATCGAACAGCAGCCGCTCCTTGTGCGCCATGTAGCCCGCGAAGAAAGTCGGGTGCAGGTTACCAGTTCCGCTCCTTCCGAACGTCCAGGGCACGCCATGCAGCCGGAGCAACTGCGCCATCTCATCCCTACTGCCCGGCACCGGCCATCCATCGGGCCAACGGATCTGGCTGAACTCCAGCGCCACCGGCGGCCTGTCCACCAGCACGCTATACTCGCACCCGCTGGTGTGCACGCCCTTCACAGTGCTCAGGTTCCCCGTGCTGCGCCATTCGTACAGCGGCTTGCCCATCATGCGCCCATTGACCTCCACCATCTCGGTCGTGCTGCGCTCCGCGCACGGCTTGGGGTATGCCCCCGTGATCCTCACGCCGACCTGAGCGCCCCGCTTGCCCTTCCACCGGGCACTGCCCTGCAGCACCGGATTCACCTTCAGGAACGCCTCCAGACTCCCCTCATCGTCGAAGTCTATCGCGCACAGCCCGCCGGAGAACTCCCCCAGCCTCACAGCCACGTTCCCGTGCTCGAGCATGACGCGGTACACGTCCCTTTTCGTACTCTCCATGGTCTCCTGGGTGTACTTGACCATCGGAATCTTGGTCCCCGGGTTCTGCGGCACCAGGAACAGCGGCGTGCCCAGCCAGCCCTCGATCTCTTGCGTCGTCATCATAACAGTTCCCTGATCAGTGTTCTGAAGGCTCGCTCCGCTGTTGCCGGGACAACACCGTTTCCGAGGAGACGAAGTTCGTCGGTTCGATTGTCACAGGAGACGCACAGCTTGGCATAGTCCAGCCCACCGGCAGGCCCATCAGGGTCTCCACCCAGCGGGGGTTGAGTTTGCCGTTCACCTGCTGATCCAGCTTGTCGATCATGCTGCCGTCCTTCTGCCGGTGCGCTCCGGTCGACACGGTGGCTGTCTGCCATTGCTTCACCTGCGCCGTCAGCGGCATCGTCGCCACATCCCCCTTGGCTTGCCTCTTCGCCCATGTCTCCGGGTTCTCGTCCGTTGTCTTGCCGGCTCTCGGTGTTGCCCACGACTCTGGGCGGCTCCCATCCGTACTGCTGCTCGCCGGGACGGCTGGGCCATGCTGCTTGATAACCACCGTGGTGAGACTCTCCTGCTGTCCTTTCATACCGCGGCTCCTGTTCTGGAATCCCTGTCGAACCTCGCTGGCTTGTACTGTGGGCCAGAAGCACAGACGTGCCGAGGGGGGGGGGTAAGCGCTTGAGCTGAGACCCGCCTTGCGAATTCTTGGCCTCGTTCGCTGTCATGGTTGGCCATGATGAACACCCGCTTGCGTTGGTGCGGTGCTCCGCATTCAGACGCGCTGAATATGCCCCACGTCGTTCGATAACCCATTCCTGCCAGGTCTTCGATGACGTCGGACAGCCCCAAGCTGATATGTCCTTCGACGTTCTCAAAGAAGCAGCACCGAGGTCTGAGAAGTCGAATGCCGTCTGCGATGTAGGGCCACAGGTGCCTCGGGTCGTCCTTACCTCGGCGCTGCCCTGCTGCACTGAAGGGTTGGCATGGGTAGCCCCCAGTGAGGATGTCCACTCGGTCGCGAAACGCTGCCCAAGGGAAGGTCTTAAGATCCGGCCAGATAGGTGCTGGGTCCATGAGTCCCGCCTCCATTTTCGCAACCAGATTGCTGATGGCGAAGGCTTCGATCTCACAAAGAGCGACTGTGCGCAGACTTGGGATTGCTCGCTTGAGTCCAA